TTTTTCGCCGTTTTTGCTCCACCAATCCTTGATGGTCTCGACCACTTTGAGGATCACATTTTTGATTTTCTCCCATATTGCGGTGACCGCATTGCGGAAGTCTTCATTGGTGTTCCACAGGTAAATCAGCACACCAACCACGGCTGCGATGATGGCTATAATGAGTCCTACCTTGGAGAATAGAAGCGACCCCAATTTTACGATTGTGCCGACGCTTGAGATGACTTTTCCTATCACGAGGAGCAGCGGACCTATGGCTGCGGCTAAAAGTGCCACTACCACGATGTTCTTCTTGGTGCTTGAGGACAGCCCCATAAATTTGTTTATAAGCGGTGTGATATACTTTTGGAGCAGTTCTCGTATGATCGGGATGAGGATGTCTCCGAACTGCAAGGCAACCTCTTCGAGCATCGACTTCATTATCTTGAGCTGACCGCTCAATGTATCGAGCTGGGTCTCTGCCATCTCGGTCGCTTTGTTCGTTCCCGTGACCGCTGCGGTCATATCTCGGACTGCATCTCCACCCGCACTCATAAGGGCAAGCATACCCGGACCTGCTCTTGCTCCGAACACCTCCATTGCCTGTGCGGTTGTCATTCCCGCATTGGACAAGGTGTCGAGGATGCTTGCAAGGTCATTTGACACGGGGTCAAGTTGTTCGAGGTTGATGCCGAGCTCATCGAAGACTGCGACTGCCGCCGATGTGGGGTTCATAAGGGAGACGAGTGCTTGGCGTAGGGATGTACCCGCGGTCGAGCCGTCATAGCCTGCGTTATAAAGCACACTCAATGCTCCCGTGACCTCTTCGATTTCCCATCCGAGGGAGTTGGCAACAGGGCCTACATAGCCCATTGAAGTCGAGAGCTTATCCATATTCGCCATGGATGCACCAATCGCCGCCGCATAGACGTTTGTTACTCGTTCTGCTTCGCTTGCTTCGAGACCAAATTGGTTAAGGGCTGCGATGACGGTGTCGGTGGTAAAGGCGAGGTCGCTCTGGGTTGCCGATGCAAGGTTCAGGGTTGCCTCAATGGAGTCAGCCATTTGGTCGACCTTGTAACCTGCCGATGCCATATAGTAGAGTGCGTCAGCCGCCTCGGATGCTGAGAAGACTGTTTTCGCACCCATCTCACGGGCAAGGTCGGTCATCTCTTGGAGTTCCTCTCCCGTTGCACCCGCTACCGATGCCGCGTTTGCCATCGACTGCTCAAAGTCGGCGGATATCTTGACCGCAGTTCCTCCGAGTGCCATTAGCGGTGCGGTTATGCTTGCTGTCAGCTTCGTACCCGTTTTGGTGAATGTCGATGCTACCTTTTGGATTTGCTTTTGTGCCGACTGCAAGCCTTTTGAGAGCGAGGAAATGTCCGCCGCTATCTTAACGACAAGGTTTCTTATAACAGCCAATTATCCTCACCCCCTTATTTGATAATCACACCTTTTTCCGCCGCCATTGCTTTTAGAATGGCATCGCTCATGCTACTCTTTTTGCTCGGTCGCTTGCGTGCTTTCTTGAGTACGTTTTCAAGTTGTGGCAAGCGTTTCTGCCGGGCGAATGCCTCTGTGTGCCAAGCGAGGCACAAATCGTCTTCAAAGGCTCTTTGTTCTCGCTCGGTCTTGGCTTTCGAGAGGAGTGTCAGTTCGTATGGTGTGTATTCGCCAACGACCAACGGGTCGATGTCAAGCATCACTACCGCTCGGTCGCAAAAAGAGGACAAGTCAAAGGTGGCGGAACTCATTCCCCCTGTGTGGGTTTTCCTTTGTTCTTGCCGAATGCCTCGGTCAGAGCCTTGCCGACCTTATCGGCTACTTCGTTAAGGTCGGAGTATTCGTCAATGAGGTCACCGACTGCCTCAATGGTGAGGTCTTTATCTTCGTGATAAAGGCCCGCATAGACGATTGCGAGGAGGTCTTTCACTCCCACGTTCTTGAGGTCAAGTGCCATGAGCGACTTGCCCGTGATGTCCTCGATCTTGGCGAGTGCATTCATTCCGTATCGGAGTGTTCTCGGTCTATCGAGTTCGTAAGTGATGCCTTTTTTCATTAGTTGCTACCTCCCGAATGGTTACCCCCGGTCTCGAAAGTCAATGCTCCCGTTCCCGTGAATTCGATGCTGATGGACACGACATCATCGACAGGGTCTTCAATGGAAAGACTGCTGATGTATGCCTCGCCCGTGTAATAATTGCTGCCGTCCACATAGAGTTTGACCACTACGGTCTCTCCGTTGAGGTAGGCGGTCTGCAATGCTTTCTGTCCCGCTGTATCGGTGGGGACTTCGTAGTCACCCTCGCTCGATGCAGTCCACTCTTTGAGACCTGTGATATAGTTCTTCCAATCGTCTCCGAGAGCGGTGGTTTCGAGGGTTTCAAGGGAAAGTTCGAGCGACCAATTCTTGATGCCGACCACTTTTGTGGTACTCGCCGCGCCGACTACGACTTTACCGTTTTTTCCTGCTACAGCCATACTGTATCCTCCTATTTTTCGTTGAATTGGATGTCGAATTCGATGCTCGACATATACTCCTCGGTATCGTATTTGAGGGCGGTATTGCCGTTGTACTCGTAATCCGTTTTGATGAATACGGCTTCGATCCATAAGCCGCACATATCGCCGTGGTAGTCCTGAAAGGCTCGTTTGACCATTCGGGACAGCTCTCGGCTTTTCTTGTAGGTTCTATCGTGACAGACGAATTGCATCGTTTGCCGAACGTATCCCGTGTCGCCTTGCAGAGCCGAATCGTAGTTGGCAAGAACAGGCGAATACACGATTGCGGGTAGAGATGCGTTCTGTGGGAGAACGATCGGGTATATCCTATCGCCCACACGCCCCACAATTTCGTCTCTGGTCTTGAGGTACTCAAAGACTGCTTGGGATATGTCTTTCATATTTTCCTCCCCACAGCACGCGAAATTTCGGCTACAATTTCGTCATTGATCTGATTGATGTTGTTGTCCACGGCATTCCGCAGAAAAGGGTTTGCCGGGCGTCCTCTTGCCCCAAGCTCGACGTGTGTGCCATACTTGAGGGATTTGTCGTAGTCCACCTGTACCGTGGCTTTAGTGGCGGTTGCCTTGCCCTCGGTCAAATGGAGAGATGCTTTCAATGCTCCCGTGTCAACGGGACAATGCTGACGAGCGTCTTCGAGGGCAATCTTACCCCCGGCTGTCGCTCCCTTCATCAGCACAGCACTTGCAGCATCCTCCATCGCTTTCAGGTCTTTCACAAGGGAGCTTGCCCCCTCCACTCCGACTTTGACTTTCCTCTGCTTTGCGCTGTAACTCATTGTTTACCATCTCCTTGCAGTTGAGGATTGTTGCTCGGTGGGCGGTCTTATCGTCCACCACACCGATGATTTCGTATAAGTTGCCTTGGTATCGGATGCGGTTCATTACGTCTATCCGAGGGTTGTATCGGATGGTTATCTTGATGACCGTCTCGGCATTGACCGTCTGCGATTGGAAGTATTCCGTTCCGCTCACGGGCATAATGCTTGCCCATAAACGACCTACGACTCTCCATTCGCCGACCTCGCCACCGTACTCGTCTCTTGTAGTGAAGAACCGCAAGACCTCCACCCGTCTGTTGAGCTTTCCGATGTCCATTAGAATTTCGACCTCCTATAAGCGAACAGCATTCGGCGGACAAGGTCGAGTGTTTCGCCAATGTCCACACCCGACTTGTCTTTGCTTATCTGTCGCTCTTCGTATAAGGTGGATACCACTATGAGCATCGCCTGATGGACGGGTTCGGGTTCTTCATCGAAGTCTTCGAGTTTTCTCCGAATGACCTCCTCCACCAAGGCTTTCGCCGTGATGATGAGTGAGGAGATGAGGGCGTCCTCATCGTCTCCATCGACTCGGAGGAAGTCTTTCGCTTCTTGCAAACTTACCACGCACCCCACCTCCTCTTATCGTCAGTTTCTCTTGGCGAGAGTTACGAAAGGAGACACGGATGCCGAGCCCTTGTAAGGTGCAAGAGGCTTGTTCCAAATAGGCTTACCGTCCACGCGGTAGATGAAACGGAAGACCGACTCATCGTAAAGGAATCTTACGTGGATGGAGCTTGCCGCCTTGACACCGCCCTTGTCGATGAGAAGGTACTGACCGACATCGGCAAGGATGATATCGCCGACCTCCCCGGCTGCGGATGCCTGCTCGATGGGAACAACGGGTCTGCCGAAGAGTGTGCCGTAAGGCTTTTCGGAGAGACCGCCCGCCGGGATATACACGGGGGTATCGCCAACCTTGAGGGTGTAGAGGTAGGGCTCAAGCTCCTGATTGATATACCATACCGCGTTGCCACGAGAGCGGCTCCACAGTCTGTTCCACATCTTGATGAGGTTCTCGAC